TGGAATACGGACATGGATGTCACGGTCAACGTGGGCCTTGGCACCGGGCGCGAAGAGGAGAAAGCGGCGGCCTACCGCGAGATCCTCGGGCTGCAAACGCAAATCTATCAGACCTACGGCCCGTCGAATGGCTTGGTGATGATGACCAACATTCGCAACACGATGGCCGACATGCTTGCCAGCGCCGGCATCCGCAACAGTGATCGTTACTTCATGCCAATGGACATGCAGACAGAGCAAATGATGCTGCAACAGCAAGCGATGGCTGCACAGGGTGAACAGCAGGCAAGCGATCCGAATGCCGCGTATCTGCAAGGCAAGCAGATCGAAGCATCGACCCGCGCGCAGGCTGACGCGATGAAGATGCAGTTGGACGCGCAGAGAATGATGCTTGACGACGACCGCAAGCGCGACGAAATGGCGCAAGATTTGGCGGTGAAGGCGGCTGACTTGCTTGGCAAATACGGCGTCCAACTCAATCAGCAGGCTATCAGGGCTGAACAGGAGCGCGCCCGCATTAACATCGGGGCGCAGTGATGGATAAAATGACCCGCGCGCAGGTTGCAGAAACCTTGCTGCGTGATCCGGTATTGCTCGAAGCATTCAATCTGGTGAAGCAACGTCAGATTGAGGTTTTCGAGTATGCAAAATCTTCGCAAGAAGATATTATGGAAGCGCACCGAATGGTTCGGGCGCTGGTGCTTCTAGAGGATCAGTTGAAAACGTTCGTAACGGACGGGAAACTTCTCGAAAAGCGCAACAAGTAGGAATCAGCACCGTGGAAGCCACGACTGGAAAGCCGATGACCATCGACCAAGCTGCAAGCCTTCTGGTCCAGCCGGAAGAGGTCATTGAGACTGCCGAAACTGAGGCTGAAGTAGAGCAGCCTGAGGAAGAGGTAGTTTCTGCCGACGAGGCAGAATACGCTGATGAAGAAATCAGCGAGCCGGATACCGAGAATGCAGCAGAAGAGACTGAAGAGAAGCACGACCTGATCCCCGTCAAGATCGACGGCAAGATCGAAATGTGGACCCTCGACCAGTTGAAGCAATCTGCCGCAGGTCAAGGTTATATCCAGAAGCAGATGCGGGAGGCCGCCGAAGCGAAGAAGAGTGCTTCGGATGTCTACCAGCAACTGCTTGCAGAGCGTCAAGAGCTGACGCGGATGTATCAACAACTCGCCAACGGTCAGTTGCAGGTGCAACAGCCGAAAGAACCCTCAGAGGAACTGCTTGAGAAAGACCCGATAGGATACATGCAGGACCGCGCTCGCTATGAGCGTGAGATGCGTGCATATCAGCAGACCCTTTTGCAGATGCAGCAAATGCATCAGCAGCAAGAGGAACTGAATACGCGCGCCCGTCAGGCATTTATTCAAGATCAGATGAAGCTGTTGCAGCAAGCAATTCCTGATTTTGCCGATAAGAAAGCTGGCACCGCCCTGCGCGACCAGATTGTTCGGACGGCAACCGAGGCTTACGGTTTCGAACCTGACGAGTTGTCCAGCGTGATTGACCATCGCCATGTGCGGGTTCTGCACGATGCCATGCGTTATCGCCAGATGATGGCAGAGCGTAAGGGCGTTGAGCAGCAAAAGGTTGCAAAGGCTCGCCCGGTTGTGAAGCCCGGCGCGCAGGTGCGGCAAGACCCTCAGAGGCAGGTCAAGACACGTCAAATGGCTGCGGCTAAACGAAGTGGCAAAGTCGAAGACTTTGTGAACCTTCTTTTCAACTGATGGAGACCTAAATGGCACAACCCGCCAATACACTCGATAGCTATGATGTGAAGGGCATCCGCGAGGATCTCGAAAACATCATCTACGACATCTCGCCGGAAGAGACCCCGTTCTACACGGCGGCCGCGAAGATGAAGGCGACCAACACTCTGCACGAGTGGCAGACCGACAGCCTCCGCGCGTCGGCTGACAACGCCCACATCGAAGGCGACGACACCGTTGCCGAAGTGCGCGCTGTGACGACCCGCCTCGGCAACTACACGCAGATCTTTAAGAATGCGGTTGTTGTTCCGGGCACCGACGAGGGCCTGAACAAAGCCGGCCGCGCCCGTGAAATGGCGTATCAGGTTCTGAAGATCGCGAAAGAGCAGAAGCTGGACATCGAGAAGGCGATGTTTGCGAACCAAGCCCGTTCGGCCGGTTCGAGCATTTCGGCTCGTCGTCTTGCTGGCGCTCCTGCGTGGCTCAAGACCAACGTCGACTTCCAGTCGGGCAACGGCGGCGCCAACCCGACCGGCGACGGCACCAACGCGCGCACTGACGATGGCACGCCCAGCGCCTTCTCGCAGACGAAGTTCGACAACGTGATGCAGAAGATCTGGGTTTCGGGCGGCAAGCCGGATTCGGTTTACCTCTCGGCCTACCAGATGAACATCGCCCTCGGCTTCACCGGCAACAACAACCAGCGGTCGAACATCACCGCTGAGTCCGAGCGAGTCATCAAGCACATGGCGGTCTACGTCACCCCGTGGGGCACGGTTGAGTTCAAGCCGACCCGCGAGAACCGTGGCCGCGACGTGTTTGTGATGCAGGACGACATGTGGGGCGTCGGCATCCTTCGTTCGACGAAGAACGAGGAACTGGCGAAGACCGGTGACAACGACAAGCGTCAGGTGCTCACCGAACTCACGCTCGTTTGCCGTAACGAAGCAGCGTCGGGCATCATCGCTGACAACATCGTTGCGTGATGATCCGGGCGGCGGCTTAGGCTGCCGCCCCTTCACCATCTAGGGCATAAGGAGTTCAGACATGCCTTCGCCGTACATGAACAACTATGGCATCGTTACTGTCACGTCTGCCACCGTGACGATCACTGCCGACGGCTACGTCGGTCAGCGCACCATCTTCAACCGCGCCGCTGGCGTGACGGCTACCCTTCCGGCTGCGACCGGTTCGGGCAACCGTTACGAGTTCATCGGCGTTGTTGATGCGTCCGGCGACCAGATCATCAAGGTCACGGGCAACGACACGATGATGGGTGTTGCCTATCTCGGCAACGACAGCGCCGGTGCGTCATGCTTCTACACTGCCGACACGTCGGACACCATCACGCTCGATGGCTCGACCAAAGGCGGCCTCAAGGGCTGGCGGGTGATCTGCGATGACATCGCGGCCGACGTTTGGGCCGTCCTTGTCTACTCGGAAGCCTCGGGCACCGAAGCGACCCCGTTCTCTGCGACGGTCAGCTAATAAAATTGGCCGGTCCTTAACGGGGCCGGCCTACCATTTGGGGGAAAAATGCAGTATCGTGTAACCTGCGAAAGCATCTTTCGGGCAGGCGTCCGTTATCGCAACGGACAGATAATGAGGATGGCGCCGGAGGCAGCATTCGCAATGCGAAATGCGTATCCGCATCTGACCTTTGAGGAACTGGATGAAACTGTCGGAACGAGTGTTCGAGGAGGATGGCAAGCTGATCGTGCAGCAGACGCACGATTGGACGGGCACCATCGAGAAGGCGAAGCAACTCAACAGGGACACGAATGGCAGCTTCGGGGAATCGAAGCTGGTCGGCCTAATCCCCATGAAGTTGTGGGCGGAATGGGCGAAGGAATCCGGCGTAAGCGCGGCAGACCACGGCGCAATGCGTGAGATCGTTGCCCGCAAGATGAATGACCCGGACTACGCTGACCTCCGTGTTTGGAATGGCAAATATTGAGTGCGATCATGGAAATGATAGATGCCGTTATGAAGTGGATTGTCGCTCCGGTCACGGGGTTTGTCATTTTCATGTTTAACCGACAACAACGGCATGAGACCGAAATCGCCGTGATCCGTGCCACGATGAACGAGCAGAAGAGCGCGCATGATCGTGAGTTCAAGGAAATGCGTGAGAACTTCAAAGCTGTATTCGCCAAGCTGGACAGTATTGAACAGGCACTCAGAAAATGAAAATCACTCAGGAAGCGATAGATATCGTCAAGGAGTTCGAGGGCCTTCGGCTTGATGCCTACCTTGATCCTGTCGGAGTTGTTACCATCGGCTACGGCTACACCAACCGGGCTGGCTACGGCCCCGGTGTGAAGATGGGCGACAAGTGGACAGAAGCCCTTGCCGAAGAAATGTTGGCTGTTGGACTTGAGAAGTTTGCGGACGAGATTGCGCCGCTGTTCAAGCAGCAGCCAAACCCGCACCAATTCGGCGCCTTTGTCTCGTTGGCCTACAATATCGGCACGCCGGCCTTCGCGAAGTCGACTGCGCTCAAGCGGTGGAACGCGGGCGACATGGTGGGCTGCGCCGAGGCGATGGCATGGTTTAACAAGGCGGGCGGAAAGGTTCTGCGCGGGCTTGTGCGCCGCCGTGAGGCCGAGGTCGCGCTGTTCCTGAAAGACTATGCCGAGCCAAAGCCTGCCGCCCCTGACGCGCCCAGAGAGAGCGTGGCGCAGTCGACGACGGTGCAGGCGTCTGCAATTCAGATTGCGTCCGGGGCCGGCGCTGGTGTGGCTGCTGTCGGCGCGCTTGATGGAACGGCGCAGATCGTCGCTTTGGTGTTCGCGGGGATCGTCGTTCTCGCGGCGGCTTGGGTCATGCGTGAGCGGATCAAGAAGTGGTCCGAAGGCGTCAGATGATGTTGCGGCTGAAGCTATGGGCGGCGGCGGCCGGCGCATTCCTCATGGCTCTAGCAGCATTCTGGTTTGGTGGCAGAAAATCGGCTCAGGCTGACGCCAAGCGCAAGGAGGCCGAAGACTATGTGGACACTCGGAAGCGGATCGACGAGGTGGCTCGCATGTCTGATGCTGATGCTGCTCGTGACTGGTTGCGCGAGAGGGGTAAGCAGTAAGGCGATCTGCGATGCCACGAAGGACAGCAGGACCGCTCACGCTGCGGCATTGGCTGACGACGGCGGTGACAAATCTGTAATGACCGGCGCCTATCTGATTGCACAGATCGACGTGGCCTGCGCTCAGTAGAAGAACTTCTGGATCGACTCGATCATCGCTTCCTTGGTCATCGCCTCTGACCTGATTTTACGGCGCTTCGACATGCTGGCCTCGCAGATGAACAAGCCGGCATCGAGGGCGACGAAGGCGTAAATATCCGGTGACCAACTCATGGAGTTGTTGCAAAAATCGTAAACGGTTGTCGTATGATGTGGAACGGCCGTCGCGGTGGTCTTAACTTGGACGCTCACCAATCTACCTGTCGGCGTGCGGCACCATAGATCATGGCCTGATACATTCGCATGTGAAACACGAATGTCATTCATTTCGAGGACATGCGCCACGAGATACTCGCCTGATCGGCCTATGGTCTCGATGGATTTCATGAGTTATCAATAGCATGGATATGTAAATACAACAACACGAGGGAACCATGAGCGACCGAGCCTACACAAATCCGTCTTGGCAAATTGACGCAGACTGCACGCTACGGGTTTACCTCAGGGGCAATGAACTGTTCGCCCTTGAGATGACGCCGGATCAAGCGATCAAGATGGCCGCCGAGTTGATTATCGCCGCCCGCCGGATGCAGCCATCGAAAGCCGCATGACGGCGGCAAGCAGCATCTCGCGCTGGCTGGGTGTCGCCCGCTTCGAGATCCACCGGCTGATCTGATTGCGGGTGATGCCGAGGGCTTCGGCGGCCTTCGTCCTGCTCTCGAAAGTCAGCGGGCCGATGGTCAGCGGACGGGACGCATTGCGGTTGCCGGGCGCGCCATACTTTCGCAGCCCGCAGCCTTCGAGATGGCCCCGATTTGTCAGCATCCGACTGACGGCCGACTGCGTGACGCCAAGGGCCAACGCCGCCGCCCGCTGCGACGGGTAATGCTGGCCCCGGATCAGGACCGGCATCGCGTTGAAATGCGGTATCTGCTCAGTCTCCATCCTGCCACACCGCGTCTCTGAGGGCCTTGATCTTCTCGGGACTGGTCGTGAAAACCGTGTCGAATGCAGGATCTAGTTGCATCACCCGGTTGGCCGCCTGCTCCCACAACTTTTGCCAGTGGGCAGTGCTGGCTTTCCAGTAGTTGACCTGACGATGCAGGTCTTTTATCTGGCGGCGAAGGTCGTCGATGTTTTCCTCACTCATCTATCCTGCACTCCCCAGCGATGGCAGCGTAGGCGCTGGCATCGATATAGTTGTCCTCGTGATAGCCGTCTGATTCCGCTCTCGCCGCCTTCAACAGCACCATCATCCATGCGACGGACTCAGGCCTGAGCGTCACGCCGCAGTCGAGATAGGCCGTCCACAGGTCGGCGATCCGTTGCAAATTCATCTTCACCGGGCCGTAGCTATCCTGCCGCTCGCCGCCCGTCACCTCGGCGGCACGGGCGAGAATACGCAGGCGGGCGGGGGTGTCGTCGGTCATGTCTTGTCTCCCTTCAGTTCTGCGAGGGTCGTGCGGGCCTGCATGATCGACCGCCAGCAGCACCAGATGTCGTGTGATACGCCAGCGCCATGCCTGACAAGCGCGGCAAGCGGGTTTGTGTCGACGGGCA